TCTTTATAAAGTTCTGGTCTACGCTCAACACGCTCTTCTTCCCCTGCCTCATCCAACATAATAGGAGCAATAACATTATCACTAACAACACCAGCAAGGGTGTTAGGAACAATCATAGCAGAACGAAGCAACCAACCTACGGGTGTCTCAACCTGACCTCCGTATGGTGTAGTAGTTGTAAAGATGCCTAACTGGTTATAATCTTCTGGATTAGCAAGAACCTTTGGTTTCATTTCAGGATCAGCCCACCAAAGGTTTGGTAGTTGACCTGCCTGAATAGTTCCAGCACGAACCTCTGCTTGCTCTTCGGTTATTGGTCTTTGGAATTCTCTAACAGGTTCAGGAAATTCTGGGCTTTGCTGTCTTTGAATATCATAAGCATCAGCAGGAACATCTGTCCCATCAGGTAATCTATAATAACGCTCGGTCTGTCCCGTTAGTTGTTGGGTTATTCCCTGACGAAACTGACGCTGTTGATCTTTATAAATAACATCAAAATAAGCCAACTGCGCTGGTGAAAGGTCAGGCACGGCAGCCCCCTGCTGCCTCTGCCTAACAAAAGTTTGATATAGTGGATCAGCAGGACCGACCCTTGCTCCCTGCGTATCTTGTAGTTGTGGTAATTCTACATCGCTGCCTTCACCTTCCGCACCTTCAAATGCCCCTCCAAGGGCTTCCAGTTGCCCTATAACACGTTCAAAAACTTCATCAGGGGGTTGGGTAGGGTTCTGGCTTTTCTCGGCTTCATAAGCCCTCTGGATGGCTCTGCGTTGAAGTGCTGCTTGGTCTTCGCTCATACCTTCATTTTGTATAAAGGCTTCTTCTAATTTAGAAAAATCAATAGAACTTTCAACACCTATTCTTGCTGTTTCTCTTTCAGCAATATCTTCTTCCATTCTTGTCTGTGGTCTAACCGCAGTCGCAAATGTAGGTTCTTCACCAACAAGGGGAAGATCCATAGGTGGTGCTAATTCAGGTGTAGGAAGAGGTGTCTGTAATTTGAAAATCTTTTCTGGTAAATCACCATAGACATTTTGAAGCGGCATCAAATAGTCACGCTCAAATTCTTCGCTTGCTAATTGCTGCGCCTCTTCGGGTGTTCCAACAAAAGGACTGGGACCGAGAAGTTCATTTGTTCTTGCGTCTATGTAATCACGCCTACGACTATCAAGCAATCTATACAATTCAAGATTTCTTTTTTCTTCATCTTGTATAGCAATAATACGGGCGATTTCCTGATCGGTTGGTGGAGCCATAAATTCTTCTATCCTATTCTGGGTTGTCTATTTGTGCTTGTAGTAAATCTTTCGCCAAGAGATATTCCTGTGCTTGTTCTCTTACCTTTGGATCATCAGCATAGACCCTGTTTAGTTCTTGGTATGATGCTCTAATCGCATCAGCAGCAGCCATCTCTCTGTTGTTCGCTGTGTAGAGATTGTCTACAACAATTACATATTCAGCGACTTTTGCTTTTCTTTCCTCTGGGGCAAGATTAGGTTTAGCAATTCTCTCAAAGCGTCTTGGCTGTGAAGCAAGCCTTTCAGCACCACGAATAACATTTAGTTTATACTTCTGTCTACGCTCCATCGTAGTATTAGCAATACGCTGTTCTTGTTCTCTTGCTTGTTCGGCTGGTGATGGAAGTTCACGCAAAGGTTCCCCTCTCATATCAGTAACCCTTGTAGGCACTTCGCTTGGAGGCAACTGGGAAGTTATTGTCTGCCCTGTTCTATCAACTGGGGTAGGTAGTATGCGTTCAATAAGAGGACGCTGTATAGGTGTAGTCTCATCAACAGGAACAGCAGAAGATAAAGTCTCTCTACGCATTTCTGTATCAGCAAGTCTGCGTCTAAATTCTTCGCTCTGTAAATTGCGTAGTGCTTCTTGTTCCGCACCTAACGCTCTCATCTGTTCCAGATATTCAAAGTCAGTAAGCCTTGTTCTTGTAGTGGGATAAACCGCACCACGCTGTCCCTGCTCTCTTACTTGTTGTTCTAATTCAGGATCAATAGGCAACTGCTCTAATGGAATGCCTGATGGTATTGGTAGTTCTCTTGGCTTTCTTGCCTGCTCTATCTCTGCTTGTGAAGGATAAAGACCATCAGTAGAAGGTGGTGCTGGTTCTGGTTCTTCTTCTGGAAGTTCAGGCATTTCATCAGGACGACCTCTTGGAGCAGACACTTCGGCAGGTTCAGTTTCTCTATAATCTAAAAAGTCTGCTGCTGAAACTTCACGACCACCCATTTGATTTAGCATAGACAAAGCACCCTGTCTACGAAGGGATGCTATTTGCTGTGGGTTCAAGTCTGCTCTGCTTACACCAGTTTCTTTTTCATAAGCACTAATGGCTTCTTCTGCTCCTGTCTCGGCAAGGTCTTGTGCTAAACGCAAAGCAGCAGGTTCATCAAAACGAGGGATCGCTCTGGTAGGTCTTGGTGCTAAACCAAATCCACCTTCACCATAAGACTGCTGGAATTTACCACGGGTTCTTTCCAACATATCAAACTGCGGAACTTCTGGCTGAACTTGTGCGGCAAGTAAACCTTGTAATCTTTCTCTCTCGGCAATCAGGGCTGCTCTTGCTTTATCGTAAGTTGCTGCTTCGCCTGTCGCAAGTGCCTGTGCTGCGGGAACACCCCTACCACCTCTTTCGCTTGTTGTTGTGGTAGGTGGAACTTCTGTTCTCTCCCCACCAGTTCCAGCAGAAGGTTCTTCTGGTGCTGCTGCGATCTGTGTATTGTAATCACTTTGGTAATCTGCTGTGAAGTTTGATAGAGCATCTTGCTCTGCTTTCGCACGATCACCACCAGCGGCTTCTGCGGCATCACCAGCCCTTTCAATTTCGGCAGCAACAATAGCAGCCTTGAATGCTTGTTCGTCACCAGCAGTAACACCACCACCAGCACCTAACTGATAATTACCACGCTCCATCGCTTTATTTGCTTGGGTTTGTGATCTCGCTGCTGCGTCAGTCTCACTACCACCTGCGATGTTGGCTGCTTCCTGAACCCTCTGGAAACTATCTTGTGTATCACCTGATAGATCACCAAGAATATCTGTTCTTGTTCTTGCTCTGCCTCCTGATGGTGTAGCAGCAGTTCTACCTTCTGTTGTTGATACAGATGTAGTTGGCTGTCCTTGGAATTGTAACGATCTTGTCTGTGCGTTCTGTGTGTTTTGTGCGGAAGCATTACGCTGTGAAAGGGCAGCAGCCTTATCAGCCTCTAATCTATCCAAGTCAGCAAGTCGTCTGTTAGTAGCAGAAATATCGCTTTGAATTTGATTTTGCTGTTGACGAAGAAAACGCATCTGTTCCTGATACGCCAACTTCTCAAATTCCATCTCAACCTGAATAGACTTCTGTGCTTCTTCCCACATCTTCCAACGAAGATTGGTTATGTATTGTGCGTAGCCTTCTCCCCTTGAAGTTCTACTTTCATAAGGGGGTGCTTCAATAACATAAGCATTCTGTCCGTTTACATTTTTTATACCCATTATAAATCCTCTATTGTCCTGACGATGGTGTGTTTAGTGTCTGGTAGAGGCGTAGGGCTTCTGGGTTTTTAGCAGAAACTTCAAGTAGCCCTCTTGCTTGATCCTCACTAATACCATACAATTCGCTAATAGCATTTACAGAATTAGCACTTGGGGTTAGATTTCCCTGAATAATCTTTTGCTGTGCTGCGGCACCAAAGCCAGCCTCAACACCAGAACCAACAACACCAGCAATAGCCTGCGCTCTATTAGCAGCATACTGACCCTGTGCTGCTTCCAACGCACGGATCTCATCAATCTGTCTCTGCTGTTTAGCAAGGTCTTGCTCTTCAATAGCCTGACTGATTGCTCTGTTTTGTTCTCTTTCTTGTTCGCTTGCTACTTGTGCGCCAAGTAGAGCAGCACCAGAAGTAGCCCCACCTGCTTGTGTAGCAAGTAATCTTTCTCTTTCCTGCTGTGCGAATTGTTCTGCGGCATCTGCTTTTGTTTCAAGTCTACCTTCAAGAACACTACGCTCTTTATCAGTAAGACCAAGAAGCCCCATCTCTTCTTTTCTCTGTAATTCTTGTAGTCGCTTCTTTTGTTCTCTTTCAAACTTGGAAGGAATAATCTGTGGTAGTGCGCCAATTCCCGCTCCTGCGACTGAACCGATAATTGCTAATGTAATTGGATCCATATTTTTATTTCCTCATAATAGTGAATAAGTCAAGTCCTTATAGATAGAAGACCTCAACTAAAAAGTTTCTCGCAGAAGTCCAACCATATTCTACTTTTGGATTGACTGCGATTTGTAAGTCGTGTTCGCCTCTTGATAAAGATAAAACATATTGATGCTGAACCTGTCTTCTATTTGCGCCAGTTCCACCAGCGTTAGGATCTAACAGACCTAATGATGCGCCTGTTCCTTCAAAGACATATCCTCTTGTTCCAGCAATATAATTTGGTGTTGGATTGTTTGTGGTGTAATCTGTGTGGCGTAGGACAACCCTGTTTTCCCATTTACCTGAACCATCACCACCAGTATTAGCATCATTATCTCCTGCGATAAATGCTCCTTGGAAAGTTACAAGAACTTGTGCTGATCTATCCAGTTTGATTTTTTTACCACATCCATACAAATCCCGATAAACAACTGAACTGGATGATGTTTGGTTATTTGCTTTTGTTGTAGAAGTAAAGTAAGCCCTTTCAATACTATCGTTTGAAATGTTTTGTCCTGCGACAAAGGACGAAGCAAACTTGTGATCGTTTGTAACTGGTAGGAATTCTCCTGCTTCTATTTCTGTATAATCAAGATTAGTTCCATAATCAGCAGCAACAATTTCTTGGTTCACATAAACCTTTGCCGCTTCTTCATTAGAGCGTTGGTTTCCATCTTCTAAAATTTGGTTGTCTACATAAGTGTAGGGTTTTACAAAAGCCATATTAGTTCCTCACCAAGACTGCGTTTATATTATTTCTTGTAACATCAAGTTGATTACCAGAGCCACCATTCGGTCCTACTTTTGCTTGAAGTTCTATTGAAATAATTTGTGTGTTGTTGTTTGGAACAGCCCACAATCCAGAGAAAGAAAAGTTCCTCCACCACAAAGCACTATCCAAACCTGTGCTGTCGTTGGTTAGTCTTGATCGTCTTGTATAAGAATAACCACATTCAGCAATAACATCAGTTAGATTTCCTCCACCAACATTATAAGTGACTAACAGACGGAAAGAAAAATAGTTGTAACTATCTTGTGTTCCATCTCCATCTCCATCAGTATTACAAATAATATCTCCAATAATACCCGAAGCCCCAGCACGAATTATGTGTGCGCCATCCATACTGGTTCCTGCTGGAAAAGTAATCCTACTTGGGTTTCCAGCATTAGTTATGGTTTGGTAGTTTGTGTTGGTTGTTTGGAAAGCAGATACACCATCATAATCATAAAAGAATAATTCATTTGCTTTCTCACCTGTATCATCAAAGTGCGCTCTTGTAGCCCAGTTTGGTTTTGTATTTTCTTTTTCAATTGATACAGCAGCAAGATCATCATAAGGAGCATTTAGACCAGTAGCGTCTGGTGTATCTCCTTCTCTAAATTTTGTAAAATCTATCTGTCCCATATTATTACCTCTTTACATTCCTGACCCAAATATGCGCTCCAAATATATCAAGTGGTCTTGTTGGGTTTCCTTGATATGGTGTTCCAACAGCATTACTGGTTACTGCTCTCCAACGCAAATCTATTTTTACTTTCTGTGATCCAACAGGAACTTTGAAAGGAATATTACAAGTAATCCTACGAGCATAAATCCAAGAAGTTTCTGCTACAAGTGTATCGTTTACAAACACACCCCATTCAGTCCACCAATCAAATCCATAGAAAACACGAAAGGTTGTATCATCACTTTGATAAACAATTCTATCTAATCCGTGGTGGAAATCAATAACAGCATTACCAGTAAGTATCCCTTCTTTCGCATCAAAATCCAAGAAAGTATAATCCATAGTTCCATAGTCTACTAATTTATTCCAGCCCGTAGACCAGTTCTCTGTTTGTAGATTGATACTTTCAACTGGCTCCCACATATCGTTGCTGTCTTCAAAAGTATTCCAGCGTCTAACACTATGGTAATCTTGTGTAGCCCCTTCATAATCTAATTTAGTTGTAGCATTAGAAGTTATTGATGTTCTGTTAGGAGAAGAAAACTTATCAAATGTTAGAGCATCAACAGGAAGATTATTAGAATTTAGATTTCCATTTACCTCGCCTAATGTTTTTGTTATGTTGTCGTTTAGGTTTTCACTTTTTACTTGACTGAAACGAACATTTGGTTTTTCTGTATAGTGTTTAGACATTATCTTGCTTGCCCCTTCTGTAATCTTGTATTCTGGTTTAGAGCCATTTGATCTCTGCTGTCGTAGTTGATATGGAAGGAAAGCAAATGGAAAGTAGAATTAGCAGATGACCCTACTACTGCTGGTTGTGTTTTTATTCTAAACTTGAACTGATTTACCAGTTGTGTATTCACATCATAGCGTAGCCTAATAATGCGTCCATCTTGTAGAGAACTTTGGTTTATTGTAAAGAAATTCTTACTGATTGTAGGATCGCTGGCTCCAAACACAGGATCTTCTTTTGATGTAAAAACCCTTTCATTTAGGGCTTGTTTTTGCTCGCCTGCTGTTGTGAATTCAGCATCGTAATCAGTAGCGTATTGTAGTTGTAGTGGATTGTCTCCATAAGATAGAAGTTCAACCTCAACAGAATAAACACGATGTTTTATGCTGTTGTCTCCAAAGTCTATCCAGTTACTTTCCCAAAGGCTCTCTGGTTTATTTACATTATTTACTGCGTAGGTTGCTACATCCTGATTGAAGGATTGAACTAAAAAGGTTTGACCGAAGTGTGTAGAACCAGACCATACAGCCAAAGGTGAAACACCAATACCATTAGAGCCAATAATAATAGGGGATCCACCACCCGCTCCAAAGCCAGTCCATTTTGGTGCTTGACCGAAAACAAAGTGACCTTCTGGATCAGCAGCAGCACAAGTAAAGCGGAACAAATTTTCATTAGCACTATTTACTGCTCCTCTCGCAGAGAACTGGTTATTATCTAAATGGAATACAATTCCTCTTGTTGGAATTGAATTGCTGTCCTGTGGGAAGTGGAACCAAGCCTCACGCTCTTTTTTAGAATAACAAGCCCAAGATCTTTGGATTGCTGCTTTATTTATTTTTTGTATTTCTTTATCAAGTGTCTCACTAACTTTGGTAATGGTTACAGATGAACCACCATCAAGACCACCAGATATTAGCCAAATACCTTCTTCGTTCAAGAACATCACACCCATATTAGGAACATTACAAATAGCGTTGCCTGCTTCTGTTCCCAAGTTATTTGCTAATGTAGAGATAGTTGGAAGTCCCTGTCCGTCACGCCTGATGATCTCAATAGCATTACGACGGAATACAAGAAGGTTGTTGTAGTAAGGATACAACTGAACGATGTGTCCTCCCTGACTATTACCAACATCAAAGAAAGAAAAAGAACCAAATTGTTCTGGTATACCTTTATCACTATAAATAATTCTTGTAGGTGTGCTGTCTCCACCAGCAAGCCAAATTCGGTTGTCCCAAGTAGCACCAACCTTGTAGGTTGTGTTGATACGAGAAGAAGCAAAGTTTTCTGGGGCTTGTGCTGTTAGTGAACTATCTGGGATTACATCAATAAAATGTGTGGTAGAATTATCTTCTATTTCTTTTACAAAGTAGAATACACTATCATTACTATCAGTAGCACCAGTTCTTTTTATATTTTTAGTTCTGTAAATTCTACGAGCAGCAGTTCCCTCTGCTCCCTGTGGAAGATAAAGAACAACACCAAAGCGTTTTTGTTCGTCTGGTTGTGATGCCTCTGTCGCAACAATCCAGTTTACTGATGTTACAGAAGAAGGTGGGCTTTCTGCTCCGTCTTCTGTAATGGTAGTCATATAATAATTGAATTGTGATCTCTCACCATCAAGAGAACCAATACCAAGTGTAGACTTCTCGCCAAAGGTAGGGAAAGCAGAACCAATTTCAAGTTGTTGACCTGATAGATAATCAGGCTGAATAGTAGTGGCTTGTGGAGAAGGTGTAGCAATTGAAAAACCAAACTGCCTGTAATCTTCATTACCACTAAACCAAATTGGCTTGTCGTATCCGTTGATGATTAGAAGTCTATTACCAAAAGGAATAAACTGGGTTCCTAAATCATTTGTCTTTCTTATGTGTCTATCACTATCAAGATAAACAAAGTCGTTGTAGTAATAGTTTCCTGAATAAGTTGATCCTTGGTTTTTATTACCCCAAGCATAAATCAGTTTACCTGCTCTCTCCCAGAAATAATATATCTGTCCTGTTGAAGACTTCTCCCAAATAAAACAAGCCTCTGTGGGATAAAGTAAATGTTCTACAATAGAAGTTGCGTTGCCTACAAGAGCGAAAGAACTTGGAAATTTCCACCAACTTTCTACACCACGATCAGCAACCCAACCAAGACCATTAGGGTCAATTCTCATATTGGTTACATTATCAGCATAACCAACAGAACCTTTCCATCTTTGGTCTAATCCAGCCGCCTGAACGAATTGTATTGTTTTTGTTTTCAAAGCCATTTACTTATTACCCCAAGTGTTTTAGTGACTGGTAGTCGTAGATAAATCCTCTTCTGGTTTGACCGAACTGACCTCTACGAACATTACTATCAATATGGTCTACATATCTTTTCTGTAATGTTTTCATCTCGTTCTCAATTCTACGAGCATATGTGCTGGATAAAGTATCCTGTCCCAATTTCAAATAAATATCTTCAAGTGCTTTGTAGACAATTAGTTGGTGAAATTCGTAAGGCATATCAGGACTATCAGTTCCAAGCAACATATCCTTTGGCTTTCTGTAATAACGGATAATTCCATCTCTACGGAAATCGTGGAATGTTGTAATAACTTGATCGTTAGTTACTTGTGCTATTTCCTCATCAAAACCATCAACACGGGGATAAGGACGGATCTGCTGATGCTGTCCGTCAATCTCAATATAACGCTTCTGTCCGTTGTCTAACTGATTGAAATAAGAAAGTGTGTAAGCATTAGCCTCATCGTTTACAACAACAGGTTCGTTGTAGGCTTCACTATTTCTGGTGTTTCCACCATTACGAACTTGTATCCAGCAGGGTAGACCTTTGCGTTCACCAGTAACACTATCAAAGTTTTTATTCCAGAACAAAACCTTTCTGTAACCACGCCAAGGTGTTGGTCTTTCATCTTCGTTGTTGTAAGCATCAGCAACAATTAGTTCATCATCCCAACCATAGAACTGGAAAACAAAACCATCGTTTCCTTCTGCGTTCTGTTGAGCGATAGTAGGTTCGCTCAACGATCCAATCTTTCCATCTTTTAGAAAAGCCCAACAAAATTCATAATATCCATTAGGGTTCCAACCAACACCAATATCTTGAACGATGCCTATTTTCAAACGCTCTGCTGGCTTTACAAAGCGACTTGGCGACCAGATATATGCTTCTGCGTAGGATGCTTTGTAATCGGCTCGTAGGTCTATCTGCTCCTCTCTACGAGGCATAATAGCAGTAGCCTTGCCGTAGGGTGGATAAGAACCTGCGGAGGTGTTGTAGGGGTAATCTCGGTGACCCAAGAATAACAATTCAAGTAGATCTTCTGGAAGATCATACCATCTCTTTTTGATATACCAGTTATAAGAATATGTGCCTGCTGTTGGAGCAGGAGCAACAATAGGTTCGTCTACAATAATTTGATTTCCAAGAACAACTTTCTCAATAATATAT